TGCTTCACATTGACTAGCAGTAAAAGAAGAATTTACTGTTGTAGGAGGTAAATACTGATCAGATAAAGAACTTGGGACTCTAAATGAAAATAGATTGTGGGTGTTTGTATTTGCTGATGCGTTGTCGCTCATTGTTATTTGTGTGTCAGAATCAACCGATAAAATTGATGAATTTGCCGCAAAAACAGTATCAGGTGTCTGAGTTGTCAAGACCATAGTTGCGATAAGTTGATCTGCTGTCTGTCCATGAGTCAACTGAATCACTGGAGATCCTGCTTGAGTTTGACCTTTGATTGTGATTGTAGGTGCTGCTGGATCACCATAAAAGGTTTGGGTTCTTGTAAACAAAGTGTATCGTGAACCATCATTAACACCTGTCACCGCAGATAAATCAGGGGTTTTACCTTTCCCATTCGTCCAGAGTTTAGTTGATAAATCTGCCTTACATACATTCAGAGGAGGAGGTGGTCTTTGGGTTTGACCCTGATCACGACTACCTGCGGTTAAAGAACCACCGTCTCTTCTTATTGCTTGTCCCCAATACAAATATGAACCATTTGCCGCCCATCTACGAGGGAGGTGAGCATAAAATTCACAATTGGTAGATTTATAAGGACTGACAACTAAATTTAATGTATCATCCCTTACATTAATAGTTTGTTTTTTATTACTACAATTTACAAGACTATATTTCTGGGGCAGTTCATCATTAAATAACCGATTGTCAAAATCTGTAATTTCTACCACTTTAGAAGCATTCAGATTCTGACCTTTGATTTGGATCTCCCCTGCTTCAGCACCTATTTCACTTACGAAAGAAGAATGAACTGATATTTCATCTCCAGGTTTTAAATGAAGTCCGTCACCACATCGGTTCGTCCACTGTGAAGGGTTCTGATTATTATTACCAATCGCCTCATCACTTTGTGATCTAGGGCATTCTATTAAGGTTGTTTTGGTAAATCCACTCATTTATATATGAATAGAAGAAAAAAAATAAGGGATAGAAATTAAATTATTAAGCATAACCCATCATAATCATACCATCGCGAAGAGATGCCACCCTGACAACCTGTAACCATACTCGTAGTGTCGCTGACCCTGCCATAGTAGTTCGTGTATCATAAAGTTCTATACCGCGAGAGTTGACTCGCTCACCCTTATTAAGTCTGTATGCTGTATAGAAGAATTTTTGCTGAAGAAACTCTTCGGCAGCGTAGTCCTCAAAATTACATGCTCCAGCAAAATCAGCATCCTTTGCTAACTGACCTTCACCACGATATAAGTCCCGAGAAATGTAAGGTACACGACCTTCAGTCTGAAATACATTATGATAATGGCGTGCGTCATTGCTGACATCAATTGGATAGAGAAAGTTATCATTGTATTTTAGATTCGTTGTGACCTTACCCGTGCTGGTGGCGGTGATAACCGGTCCAACAGATTCATATTCATTCAGTAAAGTCTGATCCTTTTCCAAGGTTTCACTTGTTGCTACAAAGATCTTATTGACAACACGACCTGCCCCACCGATATTCTGAATAAGACCAGTGCTAAATTCAGTAGGGGATACAGTTCGCTTTACAAACTGATAATCTACATAGGTGAAAGACATATTGGCGTTTGCCTGACGATACTGCTCCATCATATCCTGGGGATAGAAAATGTAATCAGCGATCATCTGACAATCATTGCGAACCAATACAGCGTCCTTTGCTAATGTTTCACCGTTGGTAATACAGACACGATTAGAACTTGTCCCAGTGAGACGCGTAGTGAAAGTGAGGTGAATACTAACCTGTTCAGACATCATAAATAGAGGTAACTGATTGGTCTTGAGAAAGGGGAAGAGATCTGCTAACAGAATAGAATAAGTTGGTTTGTTTTGCTCTTTCTGATAATCAAAGACTACCCTTGTTGGTTCTGGGATAGAAGCATTATTAATAGGTTTCCAGTATGGTGCTCCACCATCCTGAAGAGTAACATCAGTGCCATTATCAATCTGGATACTCTTTGCCTCTGTAAGACTTTCTGTGCGTGATGCCGAATTAGATGCCGAAGCAAATGAAGCAGAGCGTCCCTGTAATGTAGGGGCGATTGTCATATAACGACCACTCATTACACCCTCACGCTCCTGAATAGCATCAGGAGGCAGGAATGTAGTTTCATATGCCGCGAAGTGAGCATAATCTTCTAATTCACAAATGGTCTTGGTCCCAACGCGAAGTGCCGCACGCTGAATAAGTGAGTGAACTCCAATATTGGCAGGGAAGAACACCCTACCATCTCCAGCGAATGTTGTTCCATCAGTGGAGAGTGTAATTCGCGAGTTACTGTGTAAGATCCCCTTGTTGTCAAGAACGAATCTTGCTTCTTTCTCCGAGAAGATAACTGGGTCAAGAATATCAGTCTGAACATTAATAGCAGTATCTGTTGCTACACTGCCGATTTTGACTAGATCCGGTATTTGAGATGCCTGTGGTTGCGAGTCTGATTCCATATTATATTGATTCACAATATAAAGTTTTTGGGTTCATTTTAAAATATGGTTTTAAAAATTTGATAGTTGGTTGTCAAAAACCACCAATAAAAAAAAAACAGTAAAATGAGTGTTGTATCAGAGATGACCCCCGAGCAGAAACACGAGGCGTTGATGTCCATGTGTGAAGAGCATGGTTTATACCCTGTCGCGAAGGTTATGGTGGATGACCTGATCAAAACCACCGATAGCGGACTTGCGTTTCGGGAGATAATAAACATGTGTGTAGAGAACGATTTCTATGTTGATGAGGTATGTAGCGAGATCGTCGTGGATCTGGCAAAATCAATAGATAGGGGGAATGTTCACCCCAGATATACTCTGATCAACAATCGCACCGAGGTCCAAGGGTTCGCGATCATGTACGAGTTTACAGATGTGAAAGGTAAGGTAGATATCAAGTTCTTCTTTATCAAACCAGAGTATCGGCGAAAGGGTATCGCGAAAGAGTATTTTCGGAGGGTCATGACCAAATATCAAAGTATCTATACGGATACTTCTTCAGAAAACTATGTTAAGATGATTACAGACCTCGGTTTCACAGAGGTAGGTAAGTGTTCAGAGACAGACGAGATCTGTTATAAATGGGAGAAGAAGGTCAAAAAGAAGGGTAAAGGTAAGCGGAGGAAGTGAGTGAGTTTGGTTGATTGATATTGATATTGATATTTACTATTTATATGTAATTTTTTATGTGAATTATTTCATGACCTGAATAGACCCATTTGCCGATACGATTGTCTGGCGACTGTGAACAAACAGGAAAATAGAATTAGGGTTATCGCTAGTTAGTCTCAATTGGAGTTGAACACCAAAGGGAACACTGCTGAAGTCCATACCCTGATTACTGATACTATCATAAGCGACTCCAATACCCCATGCCGATCCTCCATTGATGATATCCTTTGCCTGTGCGTAATTAGTGCCATAGTCAATATTACGATAGACAGATGTATCCACCGAAGTGCGATTGATCTTCGCGAAGTTCATCACAGCATTCATATAGTTCCTGACAATCTGGGCATCCCCAGTTTCATTATCACGACCAGCAACTGACTTCTGAAGAGTATCAATATTATATTCTAATGGTACTCGCTGACCTGCTCTGGTGAATACTATCTGTTCCACCTGTGCCTTGGTTGCGTCACTATTGGAGAACCCAAGTGTAGCAAGACCATCACGTGTCCAAGAGTTAATGTGTGCTGCTGGGACAACATTCATAAATGCTCCAAGAACAGACTTTAATCCAAGGTTAAAATTTAATACAGCATTTGCCGAGTTGATCGTATTGTAATAAGACGAAATAGAATTGTAAGTGAAAGTATTGACAGACTGTGGTGTAAAGTCTTCTCCTGGATCTTGGACTTCACAAATAAGTCTTACATCAGATAATTCATAGTATGAATCTAATAGTGCTGTATCATCATTGGTTGCCGAGAATAATACATTCTGATCTGGAGATAATTGGATCTCTACCATAAGACCACCTACACCCCAATCATTAGAAAGTGGGATTGGTTCTTGACCTAAAAATAGACCACTGACAAGTGGGATACAGAAAGAGTTTGCTGAATCACCGCCAGATGCCGATGCCGCCTGTGTATTGGTGATCACCCCTAACTGCTGTGCCTTGTAGTTAGGAAAGCGAAGGGATGTTTCGTAAGCGTGACAGGCAAAGTCAGACTGCGATTGGGTTACAGATAAGTATGAACTCATCATGCGGTTATGATGGTTAATAGTCTCTATGGTTTGAGAAGATCTCTGACTGAATATAGATAGAGTATCAATTACAGAGTAAACACCAAGGCGTTCATTCATACGGATACCATCAGACTCAAGTGGGATAATTGTATCATTCTTTTTCACTGTAATCTTACCAACAAGTCTTACAGAACCTGGGACAATGAAACGATCCTGTGCTCCAATAAGGAGTTGGACCGTCGGTTGACCATTCTTGTAGGATAACTTACCATCAGAAGTAATATTACTGGGGACGATCTCTAAATGTCTGTTTGTTGCCATATTTATACTACTTTTAATATTTTTATTTTAGGTGAATTTTAAAAAATCTATTAATATACAAAATGGTTTCGGTTGTTATTAAAAAAAGCAATAAGTCAGGAAAGAAACTGATGGCAGTATTTACAAGAGATACCGGCAGAACAAAGACTACACATTTTGGAGCGGCAGGCATGGATGACTATACAAAAACAAAAGATAAAGAACAAAGGAAACGATACAGATCCAGACATAAAAAAGATCTATCTACTGGAGACTATACTAAAGCAGGGTATCTATCGTGGTATATACTATGGGGAAACAGTACTAGTAGGAGAGAGAATATATCGGCGTATAAAAGAAGGTTTAATCTGAAGTAATTTAATAGGAGAACGCCCAAGGTTTCTCCGAGTTGATTTTGGCGGCGACACCAAGACCGCCCTTACAATCAGGGAATCCGTTTGCCACTTTGTGACCCATCGCTTTTTGGTTCAGATCGTGGTATTGCCCTGTTTTGATGTTACGGATCCGCCCGTGACCGAGATACTCAAACTCTACGGAAGGATCTCGGGTAGAATAAATGTTGGTAGTGATGAAGATACGTTTTGACAGAATCATACCCATCCTTGATCGTTCACGATTGATCTGTACGGTTCTTAGAGATTAGTTGGAGACAGTTTGGTTCTTGCTTTTGTTATTGATAGATTTGGATTATCAACTATCAAATTTTTAGTTGATATGATCATAAAAAATATATTAACACGGATACGGAAATTTAGAGATTAGTTGGAGATAAGTTGGGCGGAAATATACAAAGATTTAATCTTCAGATCTGACCAACTCGTTTTCTTCGTTATACTCCCAACCATAATCACATAGAAGATTACAGAAATCATCTCCATCAATATCACTTAGAATTGGAGACCACTTGTCGCAGTATTCCTTGAGTTCATTGTATTCATCCACATCAACCTTCTCCTCTTTGAGTTTCTTGTTCTGCTCTTTGAGTTTGTCCATCACCTCCTGAAACTCCTCCCAACAGGTTTCATCCTCAAGTTTCTGTTTGAGTTGCTCGTTCTTCATCTGTGCCTCCACCAAGAGACTCACCAGTTCATCCTTGTCCAGATCGTTCGCGACTTGGTAGAGTTCCTGAGCGTTTGACATTCTGTTCTGTGTATCTGTATTCTGTATATTTGTTTGATGTAGATTTTACATCAAACTATCAAATTTTTGATTCATTTTGATACGAGTCAATTTTTTAATTAATGTGATTGAGAGGGTTGTGTGACTGATTCGCGAGCATACCGTATTGCTGAAAAGCAGCAGGTGCTCTTGCTGGAGGAGGTGCTGCTCCGGGTGGATCTGCCTGATCAACCTTCTTTTCGGCATTATCTTGTTTAATACTGGATATCGTGCTATCAACAGCAGCGAATAGATTGACTGCCGCAGCGAGTGGTGCTAATGCTCCACCTGTAAATGCTGATGCTATATCAAGTGCTCCTCCAACAATCGTAGCAACATTACCGATATCTTCACCTAGGTTCTGTTTCACCACATTACCAGCAGCATCCTTTTCATTAAAGATATTACCGGTTTGATAGAAATTATCTATATCACTGCCAATCGCCATCACACCACCAACAGCACCAAGACCCTTTGCCGCAGTTTTAGCAAAAACCTCTCCACCCTTCTCTGCCAACTGACCAGCAATAATACCTTCGGCACCACCAAGGTCAGCAACCGATGTAGCACCTTCACCAAAGAGTTTAGTCCCTTCACCTGCTGACTGTAGTGATCTTGCCCCTTCAGATAGTGCTTGATTGGCAGTCCCACCTGCTCTTAATGTAGAGACTACTTCAGATGTTGCTCCACCAACAGTCTTTCCAACTTTGTATACTGATTCTACTTTTGTGACATCACTCTCAACATCTGATTTAATATCGCTGTCAGTTTTCTGCTGATCCATGTGTTGTAAATTCTTAAATGCCAGTGATTGGGTTTTCCACCCATTAGATCGTAATTCATTCATGTCAGACGCCTGCTGACCCAGTTGTGTTTGGATTCCGTATAGTTGTGCGTGTCCTCCATAAAAGTCTCCCATTATTATATTCTAACTATACATATAAATTTATTCAGGTGAATTTAAAATTTTAGATCCTTCAGCGATAAGAGTCTCAAAGTTACGGAATGCCTTTGGAGGATTAGATTGGAAATCCATGTGAAGAAAATCATATCTGTTTGGTGTCGCTTGAGCATAGATCTTTAACCAGTTTTCAGTACCACCAAAGACGTCTCCATACTCTTCTGCCATTTTACCTAACTCTTTCTGATTTGGGAAAGGAGATCCTACAATGACATTTGTAGCATTTTGTCTAACGATTGGTGAACACATTCTGAAATTTTGACTAGAGATAATCAATAGTTTAATATTAAAATGCCTGAAACGACTCGCTAAATGATTGATCTTTGCTTCCCTTCTAATTGACCCTAGACAATCATCAAGGACCACAGCAATCTCTGGTTGATCTTCCTTATCATATCCCTTCTGTTTTTGGACTATACCTTCTATAATAGTATCACTATATGCGTCATGGGTATCAAATGCTTTACGCAGAAATCTACTAGTGATATCATTAGCAATTGTATTACTGATAATAGTTGTATTATCAAATCGCTCTTGAGCATCATAGAATGTATCATTGAGTAGCATATTAGATATGAGCGTGCTCTTACCAGTTCTGACTGGTGAAATTAATAAAACCATTGCTCCCCCACCGAAACCTTCTATCTGGGGTAAATTTTCATGGATTTCAGGATGTATACTCTTTACAGGATCTGGATCTTTCACGGGAATCACTTTAGGACCTGCGATTTTATCTGCCATTATTTATATCTATTTATATATAAATTTTAAATAGTTCTTGATAAAAATTACATAAAACAACTATCCCATACATCTTTCTTTAATGCTCTATTGATTTCATGAAAGACCTTTGCTTCATGTTTTGCCTTCGCCTGTGCCTTCTGCTTTTCTGCCTTCCTTGCTTTACGCATTGTCTCTACACGATTAACTGACTGTTCTACTGCCCTCTGAACAGCATCATCTAAATCTTGCTGGGAGTATCCTTTTTCTACTACCTTTTCAGTGGTCACCACTTTTACTTCAGGAGTGGGTTTTTCAGATATTGGTTCTTCTAACTTTGCCTTTAACTTTTTACGCTCTTTATCCCTCACTGCTTCTACAAGATCTTTATCTGCCTTATCCTTTGCCTTTTGTTCTTCTTTGAGTTTCTTCTTGATTGCTCTGTTCTCTGCTGCCTTTTGTCTTCCCCTAGCAAGTCTCTCAAGTTGTTCAGGTGTAGCAGGACCTCTTTTCTTTCTGGTCACTTTTGGTTTTGCGGGAGGTTCATCAAGGATTGAGCGAAACATCTCCTCCTGTGGTATCTTTACCTTTTTAACTGGTTCAGGTATAGGATCTTCTTCTACAGCAA